AATCCAACATTTTTTCTATCATGACCTAAATTACCTTGCATCCAATGTCCTACAAATAGATAAGCAAATTCTTCTTTAATTTGAGATAAATCAAAATTAGATTTTTTAGGACTATACTTTTCAGTGTCAATTCCTTCAATTAATACTTCAATTGGTTTTTGTAAAGTATATTTACCTACTATTTGATTAGTTCTTTGATCTCTTTGTTCAAATTCAATTTTTTTAAACACTTCAGCACTATGAGTAGAAGAAGTCAAAACTAAATTCATTCTATTACATCCTTCAATCCAAGATGGATGACAACCTGTTGTTTCAATACCAGCTGTTAAACCGATATTAAATTTTCCAACTGATTGAAATTCATTTGGTACTGTAATTTGGCACCAAATTTCAGGTTGTTTAGGTAATTGATTACCTATAGGTAATAAATAAGACCTCAAAAAATGCCATTCAGAGTGATCTTCAATAAACCCCCAAGGTGTATTACCCCATCTTTGGGGCAATACTTTAACATCATATTTATCTAATTTAATAAGTGCTTTTACAAAATCACGAGCTCTAGCTCCATAACCGCTGTACGTATCAATTGGACAGCTTACAATAAACATTGGTTTCATTAATATACTAAATTATGAGGTACAACTTTTTTCTTAATAGGATCACATTTGATCACATTATAATTTTTTCTTGGTTTCCAATAACTAAATAATTTTTCTATATTAGCTATTATTCTATTAGCTTGATGAACTGAAGTAAATCCTGCTTCTTCCCCAATAGCCCATTCACGACCTAATAATCCTCTGGCTTTTCTTTCATCAGAACTTAAATTATATATTTCAAAAATTCTTTCAGCAGCATCACTTGGTTCACATCTATCATCAAAAATGTAAGGTGTAGGAACAGAACCTACAATTGAAATGCTAGTTGGGAATACTGGAAACGCCCACGGGCCACACTTTTTATAAGTGCCTCTATGATTTGAAGGGAATTGACCATCAAAGTCAATCCATAATCCTTTTTCATCTTCAAATCTCATTTGGTCTTGCATTCCACCTGTAACATTAGCTATAATTGGATTTCCAACTAAAATAGCCTCAGTTAAACTTAATCCCCATCCTTCATTTGATGTTAATAGAATCTGGCAATCTGTACTATTGTACAACAAATTCATTCCGTATGGGTCCAATCTCTGTTCTGAGAAGATAATATTATATCTTTCATCATCTCCACACAACATGTCAATAACAGCTGGGAGGTCTGTTCCGTTTTCATCTACTTGTTGAGTGTGTAAAACTAAAGCACACTTTTTAGCTTCTTCTAAACTCAACTTATCTACAAACATTTTATAAGCCCAAATGGTGTCAGGTACTTGTTTACGTCTAATATTTCTAGAGTTAAATAAAACAGCAAATTCTATTTTTTTATCTCCATATAGATCTTTTTTAAACTCAACTAACTTTTCATCATCTTTATCTAATGGTTTAAAGATTTCATGATTCAAACCATGAGGAACATAGCAAATCATTTTATCTTTAACTTTCTCTCCTAACACTAAATGATTGATATTTACAGTTTGTTTTGAAATACCCATCAACAAATCACATGACTCATAAAAAGCCTCATTATACATTGGTGCCGGATAATCATCCCAGATATTCAAGTAAATAAGAGGAACTTTCTTTCTGATTTCGTTTTCCATCTGGAATAACCATGTCCAATATCTTGGGTCCGTAATTATAAAAATAGCATCTGGTTTTTCTATATCCATTAATTGTCTAACCATATCAGGATTTCCATACCCATTACTTGGATATAAAGTAACTGAGGTGTCATCAACTCCAACTAACTGGTTGGTATCAGGACTTAAATCAAATCTCTTACCAGCATCAGGATGATTGATAGCAGCCCCAACATTTACCCAATTAAGGCAATGGGCTGTATGGATTACAATTTCTTTAGCTATGGTGCCAATACCGGAATGTGTCCTAATGTCATCACACATTAGGAGAATTTTTTTACGTTTTTCTCTTGGAATGTAACCTGGTTTCATATTTCTAAATTATTATGATTGTGAACTTTTTTTCTAAAATCTTCATCCGTAAGATATAAATGAATACACCTATCGGCAAGCTTTTGTAGTGAGAACTTATGTCTCACGCAGGCTACTTTGAATTCCTCAAATAGCTCTGGTTGTATCTTAACACTTGTTAAAACTTTATCTGACATGACATTTATAATTTTTAATATTTGCGTATATAAATATATAGAGAAGTATTAAGAATGCTGTTTGTTACAAAGCTCTTTTTTATCATTAAATGGGCACCATTTACACATACTAGATACTATTTTAGCATGTTCTTTTACTAATGGTTTTCCCTTAGAATCAAAACATTCCTTAATAAAATTATCTAATATTTTTTGAGCTTTACTTAATTTATTACGGCCTGCCGAGGGTTTGTATAATTGTATGCGAGTGATATTATAGTCAGTATTTTCCCATATTTTACGGCGTAAAATAAAGAATTCCACCTCAATATTTTCAAGAGACACACCATATAATTCATTAAAAAATTTTTTATAAAAGACAAGTTGCATTTGTTTAGTCTCATCTTTTTTATCTTTATCACCCCATCCTTTAGTAGAAGTTTTTATATCATAAACATGAAATTTATCGTTCTTTTCATCATATAAAACTAAGTCAATATAACCTTTATACATTATATTGTTACCTAAATTTAATAAAATAGGTATTTCAACTCCTACTAAATGCCACTCCTTTTTCTTAAAGTATAAACTACGTTTCTTTTTTAGAAAGTCAAGAATAGCTACTCCATCTTCAAAGAATTCTCTTAACTCAGCTGGAGAAGAATAATGAGTGTCTAAGTTCTTTTTATATTCTTCTTGGTAGAGATTTATAAATTTACTTTGAAAAAGTTCCTCTAAATTAACACTATCAGCTTTAGCGGCTGATTCTTCATACATGATGGTAAGCCATTCCTGAATGGTTTCATGCATAGCAGTACCAAATGTAAAGTGAATAGAGGGAGAGTCATTGTAATGTCCATCTCTATACTGAAGTGCCCATTTGTGGGGACATCCTTGAAACATGGAGAACTGAGAATAAGAAATTACTTTATGGTAAGCATAATTTACCTCTGGTAATTGTTTATTTTTAATTTCAGTCAGTATCCTTGGTTTGGCTTTTTTCGCCATATAATTTTTCTATTTTTTCTAAGTAGATGATAGCATCCATTAGTTCTTGTTTCATATGAGTAATCCATTCAGGGAATGATAAATCATCCCTATCCATGTTAACTCCATATTTGGTTTCACCTACTTCAGCTCGAGTGGTAAATTGATTTATGATTGATTTTACTATACTATCCATTATTTAAACATTTTAACTATTTCTTTATCTTGATAACCTGCTCTATAAAGCACACTCTCTAAATCATCATTATCAATGGTAACTACAATATCAGAAGCTTCTCTTTTAGAACAATCATAAATTTTAGCAATAGCTTCTACAAGATCAGATGTTGGTTGTTTCATAGTTGATTTAATATATTTGAGCCAAACATTTTGTTTAGGTAATAACCCACAATATACTCTATAATATTTTTCTTTATCAGTATAGGGAATAGTTTGAACATAGTTAACTAACTCAATAAATGGTTCATGCATTGAAATAAAACGATTTACCATATACGGATTAAAGGATTCCCTCTCTTTATCAGAGAAGGAATCCCAATCACGTTTTTTACCAGTTAGTTCTTTTAACCAATCAAATAGTGTCATATTCTTCTCTCAAATCAATTGGAAGAGATTCTTTCAAAATCTTACCAGTTGTCCCATCATAAAATACAGGGATAGGGAGAATAGCATCTTCAGAGCTATTAGTGATAAAACGAGATACTCGTCTTAGAACAACACCTTGTTTCCAAATATCACTACCAGATTCAGTTTGGATAGCTACAGTGTTTTTAAGCTCAATCTGTGGTTGTTGAGCATTAAGATTTTCAGATTTCTTCATATTCTATTTCTTTAATTTCGTTACAAAAATAATAAATGTTTTCTTTTTTTAATACAGTATCACAATACCAATAATCTTTTAGGAGGTTAGGATCTAATTTTTCAAACTCTCTTATCGTACGATATAAAAGAAACTTTCGATCTCCAAACTCTATTATCTCTTTCATAAAACTTTTTTACCTGTTAAGGTTAGCAACTTAGCAATACAAGCCATAACATTAATTTCTTTATCAATTCTAAAATTAGAATGATACAAATATTCTTCAATAATGATTATAGCTTCAGCATCTTGAGTAGTG